CACCGTAAAGTATCTTATCCATTTGCGGCCACCCAGTACTTACTTGCCCGCCACTGTTAAAGTATTTGTCGATTCGACCATGCGGATCAGCAAAGTAATCTGTACCTAAGTCCTTAGTCAGCGAGATTTGTACAGCGTCTTTAATTAGTTTCTCAACTGGGTCGTAGTCGCCCTTCTCAAGTAAGTCGGCAGCCGCAAGAATTGCACGTTCAATTTCTTGTCGTTTAGTAAAGCCCTCAAACTCTGTCATAAACCAACTATAGTGATCTGCTGTTAAGTCAGGTACGTGTTTGAGTGTGACCGTAGTTACTGCTTGTACTTGATCAATCGTCGGCAGGGTTCTGTAGTCATCGCTGTGTTGTTTAATAAATTTAGCAGCATCACGTAGACTTCTATCGAAGTTTTCGGGGTTGTAGATGTTTGTTACCCTGGTATAGCTCACTGGATCTTGTAACATCATTTCTAAAAATAAACGTTGTAGGTCTGGACTATATTCTTTTGCCATTGTTCTCTTCTAAATATTTAATTATCATCTCTGCATATAGCGCATGACTTTTTGGTCCTGGGTGAGCATTATCATTTCCTACATCAATCCGTGTAGTTATCATTGATTCGAACATATTAACCCATAGTGTTTTATTTAACTCCGTTACTGCGGTATTTAATGTAGTAAAGAATTCAATTAATTCATCATCTGATCTTGACTCAAATTCTAATATTTCTTTTGTATATTTGCTTAGATTATTCGACATATTCTGTAATGTATCTAAGGTTGTTATTTCTTTAGTCCATGGTACCAATCCATTGATGAAAATTAATTGTGTTTTATTTTTACTAAGTTCAGTTAATATACTACTATAATTAATCAATGTTAGTAAATTATTATAGTCGTGATTTAATATATGGTATGTATCTGTAAATTTTTGTAACTCTTTTTTTGCATAAACGATGTCTCTATATGTATAATCATTATTAATAGCATGCGATACAGTTAATTCTGTGCCAGGTCCTGGATATAGCCACATCCTATTTAACGCACTCCATTGAATAAATATTTTATTAGGAGTATTAAATAATATTTCATTCAATGCCGTAATAAAAATATTATAGTTACTATTGCCTTTTTTGGCTAAATTAAGTACCTCGGCTGAATATTTTTTAACCACAATATTAGTATAGTTAGTCGGATCAGTTTTTTCAAATTCTAATCCTTCACCGACAGTAAATGAGCATCCAACAAATGTAAACTTATCCATATGTTTAATTATACATTCTTTTTCGTAGTAATTCTATTTTTAATTTGCTCGTTTCTTTAGCATCAATAATGCTTTTAAGCACAAACAGTTTGCCGTACTTGACTACTGCTGCGCTGATATCTTTACAGTCAGCATCTTCTTGCCAGATCGGGAAACTTACACTCCAGCCATACTTAATTGCCGCATCTATTGTTTTAGCACCACTAACATCAGTATCAGCAACAACAATAACTTCTCGACCCAAGCTATCTATAATATCCGCTTGTATTTCACTAATGTCATTACCTAATACTGCAACACCATCTATTGCCATTGCGTCAAATGGGCCTTCGCATACAATAACAAACTTCCAATCACGTTGCTGTTGGTCTGTGTTAAACACAAAATTTGATTCGTAGTTGTTATGATACTTTGGCTTAACATCATCGGTAAAAGCACGTGCTGTATAGCCAATTACATTGTTCTTCCAGTAGCACGGAATGATTACACGTTTATATAATGAGTGTTGTTTACTTTCAGTTACATAAAAGTTATACTTTGTTAAGTCGATTTTTCTATCGTAACAATATTCTGCGGCTGGGTGTAAGGTAGTTAGTTCAGTGAATGATTGTATGTTATCGGGCAATGTACGTGCCTTAATTACAATCTCTTCTTTAACTTCTTCTTTATGTTCTGTTGGGCCAACTAAGTCTTTAATGCGAATTGCTTCGATTACTAAACGCTTAACTTCACCATCACTTGCACCTAGCCAACCAAGTAGTTTACGAAACTTAAATGTTAATGGGCGACCCGGTATGTATGATGCTTTGTAGGAACAGTTAAAGCAATGCCAAGTTAATTTATTGTCGGCGTATATCAATCCACCTCGGCCGCGTGTATCTGCGCTTTCGCCATTGTGTATGCAACAAGGCGCATTTCCAGAAATCCATCCAGCAGAACTACTTTTAGTTTTTCTTGATTTCCAAAGAGCAATAGTGTAATCAGATATCTGATTTATCAATTCGCGTGACCTTCCATTTATTATTATCTATTCTATTGCGAGTTACTATTCTATTATTATAACATTTTCTATAAGCACCAAACAACTGCCAATAAGTAATATCCAATTCTGTGCCGTATTGTTCAGCAAACTCTTTTAATCCTATATTAGTTTCCCAAGTTCTGCCATCGGGTGCCTCTATTAGGTATATCCCTTTATGAGAATTACTTTTTCTTTGTTTAGTTTGCACAGACTCTGGAGTATTTTCGAATCGAATAAGCTGACCTTTACTACAATTATCTCTACGTTGTTGTTTCTTTTCTGCACTCATCGTTGCATGATGTGTTGTTGCTAACTGTACAGCTAATTTAGAATCAACTCCGTCTCCGCCAATTGTCATATTATATCCAATATTTACTGAATCATAATATGCTATCCAAAAAATTTCTCGTTCATTTAGTGTTGCTTTTGTCCATTCAGCCGACAACTCAATTATCTCAAACTTCATATTATCCCATCCATATTTTCTGATGGCGTTAATAATCTTACGGCCTGTTAATTTATTAACATACCTTTCCGATTTTCGATAAGAATGAATTTTTTTCTCGATTGATATCATTGACTGACCTACGTAAACTTTCAATGATGGTGAAGTGATAAGATAAATGTATTTTTCCATACAAGTATTTATGTCAACTTACAATTGAAACAATTTTTTACATAGTTGGAGATAAGATTCAGCATATACTATATTATATGCTAATTGTCAGGTTAAGTCAAGAGATTTGATTAAGTGTTGCTAAACCTAAAAATCTAAATATTGTAATGTACATCCAGCCTATGTCAAATTCCCAAGGCTTACGACTAAACTTTGGACTTGCTGGATTTAAGTGATGATTGTTATGTAATTCTTCGCCAGCTACAATAATTCCAATTGGACTAATGTTACGACTGTAATCGTTAGTTTCACCATTGCGGTACCCGACCCAATGACCCAATCCATTAATTAATGCAGCTGCACCAACAGGTATCCATAATATTTGTATAATCCATATTGCCAAACCCACAGGACCAAATAATATTAAATCTATTAGTAACATTAGTAATAGACCAAGTCTCGGATATGCTGTGTATAATTTACGCTCGATCCAATCCTTGGGTGTACCTTTACCATATTTCATAACAAAGGTTGCATCTTTACAAGTGTTATTATATAGTAACATACCAGTAAACATAACAGTCATAATACCAAAGATATGAGGACTATGTGGATCACCGATAATGTCAGTCGATTGATGATGTTTGCGATGTACTGCTACCCATTGTTTAGTAGTCATACCAGTAGTCATCCACAACCAAAAACGCATAAAGTGTGCGAGCCCCGGATGGAACTCAACACCTTTATGACTTTGGCAACGGTGTAGATAAAGCGTAACACACACTATTGTAATGTGTGTTACGATTAAGGTATATAAAAATAGTTGCATCACGTTCTAGTATGGAAGATTCCATGCACCATTAGCGAATATGATTGTTACAACAGCAGAACCGGCTGCAAATGGAAGCCAACTTGGCCTTGCGCCTTCACTAATATAAATTGGACCTGCGCCACTTGACCAACGAGCATTATCAAAACTTATCGTTGTTGATTCACTGCCGTCATTATGTATATTTGCCGGAACAAGATACATAATTTGTCCATCAGTTCCTGGAGGAATATAATAATGTGGGGCACCTGTTGTTGCTTGTGGTACTAATTTATTAACTAATGCAGTAATATCAACAGTAACCGTTGTACTGGTATATGATGAAGTGTTTGCAGTTGTAATAATTGCACCAGGTAATGTCAACGAACCATCTGTGCCAAAGGTCCATTTAGGTAAAAGCGCAGTACCGGATACTACTACATTTGTAATAATGTCATCGACTGTGGTAACAGTTAATAGGCAGTCGTTGGCAGGGGAAGTACCGCCTAAGTCTACACCCGATATTGTATAAGTTGGATTAGTTCCGTTCTGTATAGATGCTGGGTAACCACTAACTGAATATGTTCCATCGTTGTTAATATTGACAGTAGTAATACTAAAATATCCAGCATAAGTTCCCGGATGAACACCGTTTACACTGCCATTGCCACTTTCAAAATACGCTGTGTAAAACGGACCATATGTAGCAGGTAATTTAGTTTGTATTGTTAATGGTGTATTAGATGTGGTAATAGCATTGTTAGGAAATGAAGTTGTACCATCTGTGCCAAACTGCCAGAAATGTCCTTCAGTACCATAAGTACCAATACAAACTTTACCGTCAACAGCAATTTGTACAAACTGATTGTCATCGCCTAGGAACAAATCAGTGTCTGTGAGATCGCCTGAAGTTAAGTGTAGGTGATTGCCGTCTGGATTAGGAGCTGTGGGATATATTCTTAATAGTTGATTATTATGGCTGACGCGGCCTGGTTTGATCTCAACAGCCTGGCCATTACCGCCTGCACCTGGGGCTAACGGTGTATCATTGATAGTGCTACCAAATGGTAATGTTAATATACCATTGGTGCCAAATGTCCACGCCTGATAAGAACCTGTGTTATCAAAGCGAGTATTGATTAAAAAATCTGTTCCGTTTGGACCAAAGATACCAGCAGAGCCTTCTAGAGATCCAATTAGTTGTCCATCTGGGAATGTTAGCAAACCATCTGTTCCAAAGACCCATTTTGAATCGCCGGGAGTAGCACCAATATTGGTATCTAGCGTTATGTTGCCATATGACCCAACATAACCTGGGTGTCCACTACCGCCT